GTTAGTCTTCACGGTCGCCTTGCCACGGATCAGGACATAAATGTTGTTTGTGCCTGCTGGAGGTGCACCCGTAAAGGACAGTGTCTTACCTGCAATAGAGTATGCAGTGCTAGGTTCCTGCTGTACATTCTCAACAAACACCTCGCAGTCCAGACCAGTTGTACTTTTTGTCAGAGTAAAGTCTGTAGTTGATCCATTGCCACTGAAGGTATCCTTCGTGACATTCTGGAAGTTTAGTCCGGGCTTGTTACCTGTATATGGCATACGTCACCTATGTAGAGATAGAGTCAACAACCGATACCCAAGCATCACAGCTAGATGCAGTATCTGATTTAATCTTGAGAACATCACTGCTTTGCATAACAACCTTCGCACCACCATCCAAGACTTGAAGAGATGAACCTGTGGGAACAGGTACTTCTTTAACGAGGTAGTAGTCGTTTGATCCGTCGTTAATAAAAACATCAACAAGGATTTGAGATGCTGTTGTATTTGCTAGGTTGATACCTACCAGCGCATCATCTGAATTTGCAGTGCGGAGTGTCACGGCTGATGTGCCGATGTTCCGTGCAATGTTGCGTTCAAAGTCTTGTGCCATGTTTGTTTCCTATAGTGCGATTGCCATTGCTACGGCAAATCCAGCAGTAGCACCTGCGCTTGGTAAGTTAGTTAGTTGTGATCCATCAACAGCGGGTAACCGTGAAGATCCATCTAGTTGTACAAGTTGGTTAGCACCAGTCCCAATCTGGGAGTCATCTACCTTTGCATCCAATTGTGTTTGGATATTAGAGGTGACACCGTCAGTGTGATTCAACTCTGTGACTGTAGAGGTGATACCATCTAAAGTATTCAACTCTGCCGCTGTCGCAGTGAGGTCACTAATTTGAGATACTGTAACGCTCGTGGCGACTGGTGCAACATCCTGCCAAGCAGAGCCTGTGTACACTTTCATCTTGTTATTAGTAGTGTTGAAGTAGATTGCACCTGTTATAAGTGCGTCACCATCGTTGTCAAGAGTAGGGTCAGATGCCTTGGCACCTAAGAAACGATCATCAAAGTTGTCGTAAGATGTTGCCGCATTGGTAGCGGAAGATGCCGCCGCAGTGGCTGAGTTACCGGCGTTAGTCTCAGATGTTGCGGCATTTGAGGCAGATGTAGCCGCATTAGCCGCTGAAGTAGCCGCCGCTGTAGCAGAACCTAAGATACCATCAACATAAGTCTTAGTCGTAAGATCGGCGTTATTTGTAGGTGTATAAGTCGTAGTGATCTTATTTGCACCCATGTCGATAGCACCGGTCATGGTGCCTCCCGACAAAGATAACTGTAACGCATCATTAGTATCTACATACGCTTTTGTGGCCGCATCTTGGTTAGCAGTTGGATCACCCATGCCTGTAATTTTGCTAGTACCCATAGCAATAGCACCAGACATAGTACCACCAGCAAGTGGTAACTTAGTAGCGATAGAGTTAGTGATAGTTGTTGAGAAGTTAGCATCATCGCCAATAGCCGCCGCCAACTCATTGAGAGTATTCAAAGCACCCGGTGCTGAATCGACAAGCGCCGAAACTTCAGTATCGACATAGTTCTTAGTAGCCGCATCCTGTGCGCTAACAGGATCTGTGACGTTAGCAATAGTTGTGCCTGTAACGTCTAATGTACCGTTGACTGTCACATTGTTAAATGCAGAAGCACCAGATGATGCAGTGACATTACCAGTTACATCACCTACAAGATTACCTGTAACATTACCAGTTAAATTTCCAGTGACGTTACCTGTGACATTTCCAGTCAGTGTGCCGGTGATACCAGTTGTAGAAGTCAGGTTGGTAAATGTGCCAGCACCGGGAGTAGCACCGCCAATAACAGTACCATCTACAGTACCACCGTTAATGTCAGCAGTTGCTAAGGTAGCTTGCCCAGTTGTCGTTACAGTAGTAAATGTACCTGCGGCTGGTGTTGTTGCACCGATAGTTGTACCGTCAATTGTACCACCAGTCAGCGTGACAGCCGCTGAGACAAGCGCATCAATGTTTGCAGTGCCGTCTATGTATAAATTCTTGAACTCCGCTCCTGAAGATCCTAAATCAATATCATCATCTGTGACTGGTACAATCGCACCATCTTGAATACGAATCTGCTCTACGGCAGAACCGCCGACTTCAGCAAAAATACCTACACGGTTATTGGCCGTGTCTACAACAACTTTGTTATTACCATCTGTATCAGCAATCAGACCAATATAGGCACCTTCCGTAGAAGTGCCATCGTGATTGTGACCGCCAGCAAATGCAAAAGCATCCCGGAGTGCGTTAAATTCAGCGTTTAACGGTGCGGCTTTGACTACCTCACCAGAAATAATGTCTGCTACGGATTGTCGGGTATACCCTGCCATTATCTGCGATCTCCCAAACCGAACAACAGTACAAATCCTTGAATAGAATGACTTGCGTTCGTATCGTTAGTTACATATTTAATTGAAATTGAAGTTCCTGATCCAGCAAAAGAGGTCTTGACTACCGGAGATGGGTTGCCATCATAAATAGCTTGTGCATCGTACGTAGCTTCGTTGAAGAAAGCGGCGGCACCCCGTGTCGTAATGTCGTAGTTCGTAGGGTTCAGTACGTTTACATCTTCGTAATCGTACACAATACCTAAGATAATGTCTGTATTACCTTCGGATCTCATATAAGTTGATAACTTTAAAAAGTTCTTGCGTAACTCTGGATCACCCATGTGGTAAAACGGAGTTTGAAATAAAGAGAAAATTTCGGAACCGTTAAAGTTAGTTCCACGTTCTTGTCGGTAGACTTTACCACTAGAGTCTCCATGAATGACAAATTCGGATTGCCCAATATATCCAGAATCTGCACAAGTAGCTGTTATACCTAATAACTGCCCAAATTCAAATCCGATTGAACCACTTTGTTGTTGACGTAATGCACCAATTACGCCTTGAGATTCTGAAGCAGAAAAAAACATACGGAATTGAGATTTTTGACGAATAATTACAGAAGACAATCCATTTAAATCTTGATTCAACACAATGTCGTTGAAGATAGACTGTACGTTTTTAGAAATAGTTTCTAAGTTGACATCGCCAATACGATCCGTACCTGATATAGGGCGCAATCCGTCGGGTGCAATGAATAATAGGTCACCGCCTAATTCTACGACAGAATCGGATGCAATACATCCCAAATCATTCGTTACTTGCTGTAGCTGAAAATCAGCAACACTATTGCCTACCAGCTTCTTAATATTGTTTGTACCAAAAATGTACAACTCATCTCGGAAAGTTTTAATTTGTACAACATCAAAACCGACATTGATTTCACCGGCACCATTAGCTACAGAAAAATCATTCTCATCTAGAGGTGCAGAAAAGTGTAATGAGTTAGGGCTTGCACTAGCTCCCGCTAAAAACATGTGAGATTTAAAAGTAGTCACGTATTTTGGATTAGTAGGAGCATTGGCATGAGTGATCTGCGCATATGTTGTGCCGTTATATGTAGCGGCAGGGTTCACTCCATCAACTAAAATAACTTCATCTGCAGACCAGTTATAGCGATGGAAACGTATTTTACTCACGCCTACCATCGTGGGACTACCTGAAGTAGTTATTGTTACCCATGCTCCTGTTGTGTTGTTCCAATAGTGCAGATAATTATTGCCGCTAGTTGGCTTGCGACAAGCAAGAATACCGTCATTGACATTGTTGGCAACGCATACGCCTAAAACAGCCCCTGTTCCGGGCAGATTGGGATACGCTTCCACAAATCCATTAATACGACGATAACCACCAGTTACCGATGGTTCGTAATTAATCAATCGAACAGCACTGCCGGGAGCTACCTCTCCTTGCGACAATACGTCTCTGTTCGTGTTTAACCCGCCTTCACACGATACACGGTAAATTTGGAGATTATCTGCCATTAAACGACTCGGGTATTAACGACAGAACTATAAATTGATCTAGGGTTATACGTAGACCGCATAACTAAAGGATCATCGACAAGTACGCGACGCATCATTTTGATTCCTTCCATAAAATCATTTTGATGCACTGCCGCACTTTGTTCATTGGAGCGAAAGCGCATCATGTACATCATAGCACCATCAATAATGACATGATCAAAACGAGAAGGAATAACGCAAGTGTCTCCAAATAACGTCAAAGAGTTTGGAAATGTCCAATATTTGTACTCAATGACATATGCCGCATTCGGACTTGGAGTTACTCCAAACTTTTCTTCTTGAGTTTGAAATACTCTAATTGGAGTAGAAATGCCACTACCTGAATCATTGGTATCATCAGCAACACGATAATTATCTAAATACTCTGTATAAGAAATGACAGGAAGACGGGCAGGAGAGTTACCTTGAGAAGTAAGTTCTTTAAGGTAAAAAGATTCCCAGTCTACTGAAGATAGACCTGCAGGAAAAGAGTATTCTCGTGTCCCTGCAACCAAAGTTTGTTCATAAGTATTTAAAGTAAACGGCCATTCTTGTGCAGATTGAATGATCTTGCGAATGGACGAGTTGATAGCGTCTTTTGCTAACGCCTGCACGTTGCGGACACCTGCAAAATCGCCTTGGTCAATTGTCACTTCATTTAAACGACGAAGTAATTCATTGGTTAATGCAAGATATGTAGAGGCCATTTATATTAGATACCTGTATAAAAAGAGCAAAGGGGACCGAAGCCCCCCATGCAATTAGCTTACGCTAGCTGATCACGATCAACTTCGTCAGCCGCATCCGTTGAACCTGCAGGAGCATAAATTACAAAAAACTTATACGAACCTGCTGAAGGAGCATTAGAAGCCGCTAGCAAAGCTGTAAACGTGGTGGATGCAGTAGTAACATTTGTAATGCCGTTTACTGCAGTAATAGATGAAGCGGTAGTTTTAGCAGTGTTGATATCAACAGTGCCTAGCGAATCAGTATCGCCACCAGTTACACCAATACTTACAGCGTTAGCACCACCAATGGTTGCCGCTGAAACACACTCAGCACCTGCCGCTAGAATCACACAATTATCAGGAACAGTCCCGATATCGTGAGTAGAGCTAGTGGTCAAAGATGCCGCCGGAATTGTAGCCGTCTCAAGACGAACTGGAGATTGTAAAGCCATTAGTATTTCCTCCTTTATACACCAGTTGCAGTTACATAACGAGCAGTGGTGATCGCTTCAGGACGAAGAATCTTACGGCCATACAGATTCATACCACGGACAATGTCTGCAAATGAATCTGGATCACGGTAGTTTTCAGTTTTGGCAATCTGCTGTGCAGAAGCTACTGCTGAGTCGTGACCCGCTACGATAACACCAAAGTTAGACGACTGAAGTGTGGATGAAGATACAGCCGCACCAGTGCCAACTACTGGCAAGTTGTTAGATACATAGACACGGAATCCGTGCAAGTTGTTAACACTCAAGCCATTTTGAAGACCACCTGTTTGGCCACCAAAGTCAGAGTTAAACAAACGTGAATCTTCATCGCGGAGAAGCTCCATGAAGACAGGGTCGATTACCAACCAACGTCCATTTGTATCTACGAATTGCTGGTCAAGAAGACGAGCCATACGGTTGATCAATTGAAGTGGTGAGATATCATCATCTGTAGACGATGTAATACCCGGAAGACGAGGCTTAAGAGGGATAGCTTCACCTGCTTGGGCCGCACCACCATCGTTCAAAGAGAAATCAGTAGCGTCGAGTTTCATAGAAGCAAGTAATTCATCAGTGCCTGCAGTACCAACAGCAACAGAACCTGCAACTTGATCGTTTACAGTACCTGCGTTTGTGTTGTTTGCAGACTGCTTGAAACCTGCAAGATAGCCAAGTACTTCTTGGTCAAACTGGTCACGGAGGCGGTAGCCTGCACGATCAGTAGCCATGTCCATGAAGTTTACGTGGCTGTGTGCATCTTCGATGTCATCCATCTTGAATGCGAAGTAGTGCGCCTTGTCAACAACAAGAGTGAAATCTTCGTCGTCAATGTCTTGCGCTGTGATTTGAGTACCACGTGTGTAGTCTTTAACAGTGATCTCTGGCTCTTTGATAATACGTACAGAATCACCGAAGTTTGCGATCTCACCGAAGTAGTCGTTGTTTGTGATTGCTTCTACAATAGAAGCCTTGCGGAAGGCTTTTTGGACCTTCTGGGAATAGATTACAGGTGAAAAATTACCGTTAGGTAAATTCCCGTAACCTGATGCTTTTGGAAATGCCATGATAGTTCCTCCTAGTCAGGCAATACTATTTTTAAAATAGACTACGTCTGACCGTCTTTAGAGGCTTGTACCATTGGGTGTCTTATTTTATTTTACCGGCCAAAGCAAAATAAGTAAGAGGCCAATTTTAACAAGGTAATCTTTTACGGCTTGTAATCTTGTAATGCGCGGGGGTGTCTAATGCAAGAGGCCCCGCAATATTATTAAGTGGTGGTCTACCTATTATTTGTGTTTTGTCAACACCTTAACGGGCGGCACCACTCATATCGTACACAAAAGTTTGATTTTGCATAGCCGCAAAAATTTCTTCCTCAAACTTTTCGTACTCATGGGGTCTCAAAGAAGCAACTCGGCTTTCGCTCCATTGCTTCGATGGAGTCGATGATGGACGAGACTGCTCTCCTCGATTGACTGCTTTTGCCGCTTCCTTTTTCAATTCAGAATCAGAACGCTTCTCAGTAATCATGCCCATATCGGCTTTGTATAAATCAACCGCACGAGCCGCCGCAACCGCGTCGTTCTCATTTTTGTAAAGAGCGTCTTGCAAATATTGTGGCTGTTGACCAACCCAATCATGAAAACTCTTTTGAGTACGAATCACATCAAAATCAGGATGCAACCGTTTCAACTCATGTTCTGCCTTATCCCGTTCCAATTGTTGTTTCATCTTGCGAAGATCCGACATATTCTTTTCTACTTCACTGGATGCTTCTCTTGCTCTTTTTTGAGCAATTGAATCAACAATCTTTGCAACTTCTGGATACTTAGTAGCCCACGCTTCGATTTCTTCTTCAGATGTAGGAAGAGTAAATTCTTCCTGCTCTTTAGAACGTATCTCTTGACGTAACTTTTCTATTTCCCTGTCTTTTGAATCAACAGTTTGTTGCATGTGACGACGAAGATCGCCGTACCTCTTTTTGAAAGTATCCTCTTCAGATGAAGTTTCTACTTCTTGTTGTTGTTCTGTAGCTTCTACTTGTTCAACTACATTATCTTCCGGCTCTTCCATACGAGAATATCTAGCCATTGTATTTTCCTTTTTGCTGGGGGCCTATTCGGGTGGCCCATATGTGCTTAACCGATCTGGTTAAGAATTTCTTGCCGTGACATGCCTTTTTTCATCATGTCATGCACTTGTGCTGTTAGACCGCCTTTTGCCATTGCAGTCGGGGCTAGAGGGGTTTGCATTTCAGGTCCCGGAGCCATGATGCCTGCGGATGGCTCTGATGCCGGTTCCGGAGCTTCATCAATGGTCTGGGCAAAATCACTGAATATTGTGCTTGCTGTTAAGCTGTCTAAGATTCCTGTAATCGGATCTTGCATTAGCTGACCAATCGCACTCTTATTGTCATCATCCATTCCATCGTAGTTAGACTTCATAGTTTCGACGCTGAGAGCAGGAGCTTCTGCTTTCTCTTCTTTAGGAGCAGAAGGTGCCGCTGAAGGTGCTTCTGCCATTGCTTGTGGGCTTTGCCCCATCATTGGATGTTCTGCCATTAGTTAGTTCCTTTTGAGTATTTAATCATTGCTACTTTAGGTGTGTTTTTACGAGAGGGCATACCGCCTTTTGCAAAGGAGGGGCCGTACCCCTGATCTCCGGGGCCGTCATCCTCTGATAAATCTCCTGCGTCACCATCTCTAGGGCTGTCATTGTTATTGTCGTTGCTCGGTCCAGATTGAGACGGTCCCATGCCGCCTCTGTCTCTATCTACATTTTCAGCATCAGAACCGGAAGTAAATTCCGATCCATCTCTGTTATCCGCAGTTTGTAAATCTTGAAACTGATCATCAATGGAGTCAAACACATCTGCAGAACCCCAACCAGATTTAGCAACCGCTTCTGCTTCTGCCCGAGAGCCATATTGAGATTCTCTCCAGTCTCCTCCACCGGAACTAACATTCTGTGCTTCTTTTTCTGAGATGGCGATTGAAGCGGAAGTGTAGGTATCAATGTTGCTACGCCAATCTGCGTAAGATGTATCGAAACCGGGCTTAACGTCAGTAGAAGGTGTAATACCAATATTCCCACCTTCACGGATAATGTCACGGACATCTGCACGTGCAAAAGATTTGCGAACTCCGCCTACAACTTCTCCTACTATAGTTCCGACTGGTCCTAACGCTCCAAAGCCTGCTTTCATAGAATTAATGCTTTCTAAAGTGGTTTTATAATCAGCACTTATTTCAGAAAAAATGTCATCCACTTCGACTTCTGTGAGACCTAAAGTACCTCGACCCATGCCAATGTCTTCTGGGCCATCATCGCCCATATCTGTAACAATAGGGACACATTGATTACTAGAAGGATCTCTACGATACCCCGGAGGACAGGCTGGCATCGCATCTTCAATAGCTTCTTCAGCTTCTTCTTCGGCATCCACGCCTTCATACACCTCCCGCTCTAAAACAGCTTGAGGGTTAAATCGAGAAGCTCGTGCCTCTTCGTATTCTTCTTCTGAAATCTGTTCGCCCGTAACAGGATCGATATAGGCCATTCTTAATTCGCCGGTAACAGGGTCCGTTATATACTGAAGTTGATAATACCCAGCCTGAACTGAAGTTCCCTCCGCCGCCTCAACGACTTTAAATTCCGCCTTCTCAACTTTAGGCGCATCTTTCTCTTCAATGTCGTATTCCACAGGTTCTTTGGTATCTTCATCGACCATTGAAATCCTATCGTGCATAGCCATCAAACCAAGCGCGTGTTTCGCTTCACAACGCAACTCTTCAAAAGTTTTTAAACCGTGATACCGGACAACATCTGCAGGGACAACATATTCACCTTCAGATAAAAGGGCAGGTATATCATCTCTGACCTCTTCATCTTTAGAACCTGCAGGTACTTCATTGCCAGAATTTTCGTCAATATCTACAACTACTTGAAGAGGTGCGAACGGATCAGACTCCATCATCATACCGCCCATCATCAAACCGGGGACATTGTCTTCTGCCATTGCTTTCTGAATAGCTTCGCCTCTCGCACGTTCGTATGAAGAAAGTTGGCCGTCTTTATCTAAGTCAGCTTTTTCTTCATCTAACTGGAACCGATTTTGTCCCATTTTTTCTCCCTCTTCGGTAGCAACTACGTTGCCATGTAATGCTTTACGAGCCATCTACCATCAATCCTTTTTGCTGTGCTTCGTTGCGTATCCGCTGACCTGCTTCAGTGCCTTCACCACGCAAAAAGTCTCCAAAGCCCAGATCTATAAGATCCAATGCCATAAGTCCCTCTCCGACTCCGGGCAGATTAGTGATAATGTCATACGGTTTAGTTCTTGGAACTAATAAGTCAAGTAAGAATGTGTTTGTTATGCCTAATTCGTTCGGTATTGCCCCGCCTTGGGCATCAAATAACGATGCAGTGGGGGTAGGGTCATCAAATCCTAGGCCCGCTACAAAGGCCTCTGAAGGCGGGGAAGCTAAACCAACAGCAGTTCCTGCTACTGCGGCAGGTCCTAAAGCTGAAGATCCATCTCCCTTCTTTTGTTGTTGTTCTTTCTCTAATGGGCTTAGTTTTTTAGGTGCGGCTCCAGTCACTTCTAATTCACGCATATCCGATTGAGTTTTACCAAAGTTATACGCCGGGACTACTCGCACTAAAATATGCGTGTTTTCAATTTGCTTGTCTAATTGAATGTCATCGGGAGATAATACTCTTCTAGACTGAGCCGTATCTTTTGGATAGTAAATTCCTACAGCCTTACGCTCATCTCCAACTAATAGACCTTTTGCCGCCGCAGACCGTGCTTCGGCTTCGCCTAGTTCTCTAAAATAAATGTTAGTGCCAAAACGATTAGATTCTATAAGGTTTGTAGTACGCTCGTCTCCTTCGCCCTTGGTCTTTTTAAAGTTTTGAATCCTATCTTTAGCCATAGCTAGTTTATCTTCGTAGCTAGCTTGATCAAACGCCACACGTTGTTTCTGAGTCTTGTATGAGTCTCGTACCAAACCAAACATCATGTCAATTCGATTTTTAAATTGGTCATACCCAATTTCACCGGGTTTCAATTTATTTATAGCATCGACAGCATCGAAGTAATCTTTTTCAAAACCTTTGAATCCAACTAAACTAGCTGTATCAGAATATCCAGTATTTGCCGCTTTCTTAACATCTTGAATGTGATGCTGAAACTCATGAATAAACGTATTAAAAGCATTCATGGTTTTCATAGCGATGCGTTCTGCATCTACATCATCAGAAAGGTTTGCTCCCGGGTCAACAAAAATAACAAGCTCTTGAGTGTTGGGGTTATACTCTCCGCCACTAGCATATTTTTTAGAAGGTTTCATAACAACCTTGGCATTTTTTAAATCCGGGAAATTTTCAAAGATCGGAGAGTTTTCAGGTAAATAACGAGTGATAGGATTAGAAGTTGCTTTTCTTCTTTGCTTCGTGGATTTCAAATAAAAATTTAAATCCTCTTGGAAATTAGCAATTGCATTCATTGCTTCTACGTCACGTGCGCGAAGCTCAGGGACATCCACTTTCAAGTCACCATCTTCAGACTTATACACTCCCATCTCATTGTACAGTTCGCCGTTAGGGGCAGTGTCCGCACCCTCATCGATACGCTTTTGTGCTTTAGCGAAGAATGCTTTAGCGGCATCAGAGCCATCAGCAAATGCCTTGAGAGGAATGTAGGCGGCTTCGGCTTCTTCAGGGGTAGCCACTAATCCAAGTGCAATAGCAGTTCCTGAAAGGCCTGCAGTTAAAATAGGAGAACCTCGCTTTGCAGGATCAAATGCCGCATTAGGTGCGCGTACTTC